CAAAATGTTCTTTCAATGCTCGTTGAGCATTATCGATAGGTTTCTTTTCAAAATCTGTTAGTTTCATATAGTTGGTCCCAAGACTAATATTATTATTTATCTTATTTGGATGTATTATGCGGATTTGCTGTACTGTCTCTGCTGCCACACATACGATTCGTGTACAAAATGCTCTATCTCTGATTGTACCTGTTTTTTGTGTATGTTATCCTCGTTGAGTTTAGCTAAGTATATCAGTTTTAGATCGGTGTCCTTGGTCTTTTTAAACAACTTTTTGTGCATGTCGTAATTTACCTTGTAACCTATTAGTCTGCGATCTAACTCAATGATTCGATTAGCAGTTGAATACTTTCCCCTTTTGTCGTAAATACACCAGCATAATGCATTTTTCATCGAAATGAATGAATGAATTAATTCTCTATATAGATTCAATACTTCAACACCGTTTTCAGTTTTTACAATAAAATATCTGTTAAAAACAGAGTACTCACCTGGATTTTCACTTTCAAAGATTGACATCTCACTTAGTTGAGCCAATGATCTCTTGTCGAACAATCTATTGAAGTAATTTTCTATATCAATTTGAATCATTGTCAGTCACCGTAAAGTAAATATTGCGCAATTCATCAGTGCAATCTAAAAATGCAGGCAATTTGTCCCAGCATGTTGTAGTTTTGATCATGGGAATTTGATCACAGTCAGCATACAAAGAACCCAATTCAGATATACCGTCATGATATACGCTAGGATGATGCACCTTAAATTCAAAAGTCCAACAGTTATATTCTTCATCTTTTTGTTGCTCGAATAGAAAGCCAAAATTAATAAATTTATCAAATTTTATTTTTGTTAACACTGGATATGTAATATCTTCGGGCTGGCTTCTTAATGAAACTGCTTGAACAATGGTATCAAAGTTACATTGTGTATTCCGCTCATGTGTCCATTTAATAATATCATCGGTTTCTGGTTTGGATCGGTTTCTGACACCAGTGTGGGTAACATCAAATAATGTATAACAACGAACTGTAAAACTCATATATGTATTTAGAGGCAAAAAAAATCCGAGAATAAATCTCGGATTCTTTTGAAGTTAAACTTCTGATTAGCTTGCGCTTGTAGCTGTAGAAGCTAGACGGAAACCAACGTTAGTTACTGTAGCACCAGTTAGATCGTAACCGTTAACTGTACCTAGAGCACGAATTTGTGTCTGTAGGTCAGCAGCAGTATATGCGCCAACTGGGTATACAGCAACAGACATGTTAGTTACGTTAGCTGTCGCAGAAACAGAGTACATCATAACTGTGGACAATTGTTCGATAGACTGTAGAACTTGAGCAACCATCTCGTCAACACCTAATTGTGTTGTAGGAGCTGCGCCTAAGTCAAAACCGAAGAAGTCCATTGCTGGACCGATAAAGTTAGTAGTAGTACCGTCTGCTGCTGTAGAAGGAGCAACTGGACCATTTAGTGTGTCAATCGCAAATACTGGTTGTGCATCACCGTGCGTTCTTGTAAAACCTGCCATGATAATTTTCCTTTAAAATGTTTGAATCATATAGATTCATACATTTATTTATGCCTGGTACAAAAAAATGTTGGTTTTGGCTTATCTTCCGGCGAGATTTTGGCGTGAGAATCCCATTCTATCTACAAATTTTAGTCCGTTAGCAACAAATCCCTCTTGAGTTTGTGTACCGTCTTGTAGATATCCCAATACAGGACTAGCTTCAGCCGCAGTGTTTAGTTGATGAACTATATCCATCTTCAACTTATAGATTTCAGCCCAGATAGTAAATGCGCCTATTAGCCCAGCCTGATTGTTCTTGAAATGCTCTATAATCTTCTCTTTCATTCTATCAGTCATGGGTCTAGATTCAACAAATTGCATGAATCCGTTAACTAGATTATTCAAATCACCTGAAACAATCTTCTTGTTTACATAAACTGTGAACAATTGATTAAATGTATTACGAGCCTGAGGGGCGGTATTCATCATTTGATCTACTGCAGGACCATATTTAGAAACAGCAGCTTGGGCATTCTTGACTAGTTGAGCGTTTAACTTTAACTTAGGTGTTATTGGCATTTTACTAGGAACAATTGCTACATCACTGTTGTTCTTCAATTGTCCAATAGTACCGTTTAATGTCTGTGCTTGATCAGTGGATATTGCACCTGCAGGAATAAATTGATGGACTGCTATGCCTGCCTTCTCTCCGCCCATTAACTGACCCACCTCACTATCAGCTTTTACAGTGTATGTGATTCCGTTAGGATTTGCCCTAAAGGTATAAAGCCCGTTCTTTTCTTGCAATGGTTGAGTGAATAATAAGTCACCCCAATAATAGCCATTAGTTCCTTGGCTAGCTTTGGCTAGACCCGGCCATATCTGTGCGATGATTTGATGTAGACTAGTACGATCTACGCCACGGGCTTGATCGTACTGAACAAACTGTTCAGGGCTGAATACTTGACGGCCAGTACCATCTTTCTTGTTGAACATGTGTTTGTCCATAATACTGAACTTACCATCTCTACCATGACCAAAAATCAATGCAGGATATCCGTCCCATTTAATAGTAACTGTGCCAGGGTTCTTGACTGTAGATTGAGTAGCTTGAATCGCTTGTTGAGCACCTTGGCTACCCCCTAAAAAGATTAAATCTTCAGGATGATCTAAGTGCCCTTTGTCCTCAACAATAGTTATATTATTGAGTTTATCACTGAGCAAGCGTAATGATTCGCCCAGGCTCATTACTTTTCGCCCCATTTTTTGTATGCTTTACTTTCAGTCACCGGTGCATTCTTCATTATTTTACTATATGCTGGATCATTTGGTTTGATTTTCTCACCGCCGATTGTAATAGGTTCCTTAAACTCTGCTCCCGGCTGTGATGGTGCCTGCGGTGCAGCCGAAACTTTACCTGAAGCATATTGCTTTAGTAACTTTTGATATTTAGGTCTATCGACTTTTTTCAAATTTCTCAATGAAGATTGAATAATTTGCACTAACTCATCTGATGATTTTTGTGTAGTCATTTTACCCACATTTGCTAACGCTTGCTTTGCTACACTGCTCTGTTGAGTTGGCTGCTCAGCCGAAGATGCTCCAGTGTCAATTCCGAACAACTTTCCTGCTGGGCTAGCATCTTGTTGGGTCTGAGCCTGACCTGCTTTTGCTAATGTGTTTGCGCCAGTGCGAACAGGATTTGCGGCGTATGAAATACCATACAACAAATTACCCAATTTGTATAGTGCATCTTTTGCTTTGTTCTTGGAATATGTATTTTCTACCTCTTTAGCAAGAGCCTTGATATGCGGCTGATATTTTGTTAAGTCAACACCTGTATATTGATCTACCATATCCATTAGATAATCTGCTATAGACATCGCCGGAGCTTCGGAAATCATTGACTCTTTGAGGGCTGCTGCCGCTGCTGCTTGTTTTTGCTTACGAACATTTTCCGCTGATTTTGCGTACTGATTTGCAGGTAGACTGCTTACCGGAGCCATATTTTTCTGAGCGGCTTGTGCCACAGGAGCTTGTTGTTGCTGTCTTACCGTAGCCGCAGTTTTAGCAAATTGATTTGCTGGTAGTTTACTTACAGGTGACATTCCCTGTTGGGCAGCTTGTGCTGCTTGCGCCTGTTTTTGCTGTCTTACTTGAGCCGGAGTAGGAGGTGCCGCTGGTTTATTAACAGGAACGCCCTGTAAATCTGCTTGTTGTTGTGCAGCCTTTTGTAGTCTAATTCTTTTTTGTTCAGGTGTTTCTGGGCCGGTATTTTGCTGAGTAGCTGCCGGAACTTCCGGTGTTACTTCAGGATACACTGCACCGCTTTTAATCATAGAGTCAATGTCATGTACTGCTCTACCTACAAAATTCTTAATGAAATTGTCTTTGACCATTCGGTCTTTCGTGCTCATTTCACTGCCCGGAGTTCCCATTAGGCGTCCAGCACCTTGTTTTAATTGGGCAGCCCGAACATCACCTATTACATCAGATAAACCTAATTCAGTCAGTTTCACAATTTTTCCTCAGAGACTTTGAAAACTTAGTCTGATCTTTATTCTTGATCGCACTTAGCAACTTTCTTTCTAAGACGGCGGCAGCCTCTGGACTATAATGTCTGTTAATCATTTCTAGTAGATTGATTGCACTAGTAATAATATTGTGACCCCTAGATTCTATGATATAGGCAGTATCACGATTATTTCCAATAGATTCTAATTCTTCTAGAAGACTGCGGGTTTTGCGTTGCATATAAGTTTCCTATTAAGTATTTAGTCTCTGATGATTATTTCTTCAAACTGTTTAAAAGTGATTTTAACTTTGCCCCTTGAACATCTGCTACTACTTTTTTCTGCTCCGGAATGATTTCTCCGGTATCATTATCAATTTTCTCTGACATAATAGCTGTAGTCTTTATCTTATTCATAATGTCGTTGGGACTGGGACTGGGCTTATATTTTGCTTGTTGGTCTGCATATCCGTCAGGATCCTCGTCCGTGATACGCATAGTTTCGATGTTGTATTCCAGGTCAATTTTCTGACCTACACCTGTAGAACTACGAGATTTCATACACTGAATCTGATACTTGCCGCGCTCACGCATACTACGGCTTGTAAAGATACCGAACACATTGTCTGCTGTGTTAATCTTACTGATACCACCAGCAATGTGACTATGATCGAATTCGATTTCTTCAACAGCAGATCGGTTCAACTGTGACGCTGTAACTAACAGAATACCTAACTCTTTTGCTAAGTTACGCAATTCTTCTGAGACATACTTGTCTTTAATAAACTGATCGTTGGGATTAACTTTTACAGATACCGGCATAACAAGATCCAAATAGTCAACCATAACAAAATCAACTTTGATTCCTGTTTGAATCTGTACTTCTTTCAAATAAGCACGAATATCATTAACTGTGCTTTGAGCAGGCATACCTTTAACACGATACTTACCTGAAGTCTTGCCTACCATTTTAACTTTAAGTTCAGTAGTATCAATGTCTTTGCGAATGTCTCTAGTGCTCATGCTCGTCAACATAGCGTCAGTGCGCAAACTTGTTAGTTCTTCTGAAAGTTCAAGTGAGATATAAACACCGCTGAGTCCTGCTTGAAGCCAATTCAACGCAATATTCATCATGACAAGTGACTTACCTGAACCTGAACCACCTGCAAAAATATTCAATTCACCCCGACTAAAGCCACCGTACAATAGTTTGTCCATCTGCGGACAGCCCGTACTAACCTGCCCACCTGCATTGAAATATTTGTTGATACGAGCCTTGGGATCAGCAAAGTAATCTGTACCCATGTCTTTTTGCAAACTGATTTGAACTGCATCTTTGATTAATTTTTCAACCGGGCCGTAATCACCTTTCTCAAGCATGTCAGCGGCTTTAAGAATCGCCCTTTCTAGTTCTTGTCTTTTTGTAAATTTTTCAAATTCTTCTAGAAACTTTTCAGTATGACCTTGTGTAATATTTTCTACTGGTTCTAATTTGATTCCGGTACTAGCCTCAATGAATTCAGGTTCTGGTATCGTACTAAATTTTTCTGTACTGTCTTTAAATAATTCAACAATAGGTCTAAGGGTCTTATCAAAATTTTCTGGATTGATGATGTTAGCAACACGGGTATACAGTTGACCGTCAGTCAACATCATCTTCAGAAACCATTTCTGAATTTCAGTAGTATACTCTATTTTAAATTCTGATTTGTTTACCATTTTGTTTTTTCCTTAATTCTATTTT